AGCTTTAGACGCAGCGAGTACCCTTAATCTGTCTCACAAATAAGGCAGAGCATGACAATTCAGATACAACCTACAGATGATGTGCCGATACCCAAAGATTTGGGAGATGAATTCGGTGCGTCACTACAGGAAAACGCTCGCATTGCTGCTACTACGGCAGCATTGATGGCTGAGCTTGATATGCCCTTCGAAATGACAGAAGAGGATGAGAAGCTAGCCCACGACTTATTCAAACAGGTCGATAAGCAAAAGCGTAAAACAAACTCAGATCAATACAATCCTGCTTCTCTCTATCAAGGTAACGTAGCCTTAAAGCTGTCAGCGCTACTTAACGAATACGACAAACGAGTTGTTCTTGATGCTACGCAAGCACGGACGTACATAACTAACCGGCTGCTTGAAATCTCCTCTTGCGGCGATGCCCGCTACGAATTAAAAGCTATTGAGCTGCTTGGAAAGCTCTCAGATGTCGGTGCGTTTACTGAAAAGAGCGAAGTCACCATCACTCACCGCACTTCTGACGATCTAAAAACTGCTATTGCAGACAAAATCAACCGTCTTTTGGCTGCTCAAGAAGCCAATATCATCGACATAACCCCTGAACACGACTCACTTGAAGCTGAATTAGGACTTTTGGAAGAGAAAATTGAGGGGGAAATCGACGAATGAACCCCCAAGAGCTACAAAATCTCTTAAAAGCGCTTCCAAATCTTCCAGAAGCACAGCTTCGTGACCTCTACGCGAGCCTAGAAGAACATGAAATACTTCAAAAACGAGAGAATGCGGCGAATAACTTCATGGATTTCGTCCACAAGGTGTGGCCTACGTTTATTGACGGGGCACATCACAGCCGCATGGCACGAGCTTTTGAGAAAGTGGCACGAGGCGAATGTAAACGCCTCATTATCAACATGCCCCCACGCCATACGAAATCGGAATTCGCATCATATTTGCTGCCAGCGTGGTTTTTGGGCAAGTTTCCTCATAAAAAGGTGATCCAAACCTCGCATACAGCCGAATTAGCGGTGGGTTTCGGTCGAAAAGTGCGAAATTTGGTCGATTCCGAGGTCTACAAGAGCATTTTTGCCGAGACATCACTGCAAGCCGACTCTAAAGCGGCAGGTAGATGGAATACATCCAAGGGTGGTGACTACTTCGCTATTGGTGTAGGTGGTGCGGTTACAGGTAAGGGTGCAGACATACTAATAATAGATGACCCGCACTCAGAACAAGAGGCTGCGCTAGCCGAAGTGAACCCCGAGATCTACGACAAGGTCTATGAGTGGTACACCTCTGGTCCTCGTCAGCGTCTACAGCCGGGCGGCTCTATTATTATAGTGATGACCCGCTGGTCGAAGAAAGACTTGACCGGACAGGTGTTGAAGTCCGCTGCGCAACGTGGCGGAGATGAGTGGGAGGTTATTGAGTTCCCTGCCATCCTACCAAGCGGCAATCCATTGTGGCCCCAGTTTTGGAGCATGAAGGAATTGCTAGCGTTAAAGGAAGAACTGCCCAACCAGAAGTGGATGGCGCAGTACATGCAGAACCCCACGTCCGACCAGTCAGCTATTGTCAAAAGAGAGTGGTGGCAGATTTGGGAGAAGGACGACCCACCACACTGCGAGTTCGTGCTGCAAGCTTGGGATACGGCGTTCGAGAAGAACACCCGTGCTGACTACAGCGCCTGCACCACATGGGGCGTTTTTTATATGGATGACGATACCGGTGTCAAACAAGCCAATATCATCCTTCTCAACTCTTTCCGCGAACGTCTTGAGTTTCCTGCGCTCAAAAAGAAAGCAATCGACGAATACAAAGAGTGGGAACCCGACTCGATCATTGTGGAGAAAAAAGCGTCCGGTGCCCCCCTCATCTACGAGATGAGAGCGATGGGCATACCCGTCCAAGAATTTACCCCGTCTAAAGGTAACGACAAGATCAGCCGGTTAAACGCCGTGTCTGATTTGTTTGCGTCTGGGCGAGTGTGGGCACCCAACACTAACTGGGCTGAAGAAGTTATTGATGAAGTAGCGTCGTTCCCCGGCGGGGAGCATGACGATTATGTTGACTCTGTGTCTCTTGCAATGATGCGGTTTAGACGCGGTGGATATATACGCACCCTCTTGGATGAGGAAGAGGAACAACAATTTTTCAAGCGGCGTAGTCAGCCGTTTTATTGAGGATAAATCATGGCAATCGACAAAGCACTGAACCAAGCGCCGCTGGGTCTGACGGAAGACGACCTTGCTATTGCTCAATCCATACAGCCTGATATTGAGATTGAGATCGAGGATCCCGAGTCAGTCAGTATTGAGATGGGTGATCTTGAGATTGAGATCGAGCCGGGTAAAGAGGATGAGGAAGATTTCAACGCTAACTTAGCCGAGCATATCGACGACAAAGTGCTAGCGACGCTAGCGTCTGAATTAATCGGTGACTATGACGAGGACATCGCCAGTCGCAAGGACTGGATACAGACTTATGTAGACGGGCTTGAGCTTTTAGGTATGAAGCTTGAAGAGCGGGCGGAGCCGTGGGAAGGTGCGTGTGGTGTGTATCACCCACTGTTGTCTGAGGCACTGGTGAAGTTCCAGAGTGAGACGATGCTCTCCACATTCCCTGCAAGTGGTCCGGTTAAGACACAGATCATTGGTAAAGAAACGCCTGAGAAGAAAGACGCAGCGCAACGCGTGCAGGCTGATATGAACTACCAGTTGATGGATGTGATGAAAGAGTATCGTCCTGAGCACGAGCGCATGCTGTGGGGCTTGGGGCTAGCGGGTAATGCGTTCAAGAAGATTTACTTTGACCCGCATATCGAGCGTCAGGTATCGATGTATGTGCCCGCAGAAGATATTGTAGTGCCGTATGGCGCGAGTGATTTGGAGTCCGCAGAGCGTGTGACACACGTGATGCGTAAGACTGAGAATGAGTTGACTCGCTTGCAGCATGCTGGCTTTTACCGTGATGTAGACATCGGTGAGCCGAACAATATCTTGGATGAGGTTGAGAAGAAGATCGCTGAGAAGTTGGGGTTTAGAGCCACAACAGACCACCGCTACAAGATACTGGAGATGCACGTTGAGCTGGACTTGGAAGGCTTCGAGCACAAAGATAAAGATGGCAAGATAACCGGCATTGCACTGCCGTATGTTGTGACGATTGAGAAAGGCTCTGCGGAGATTCTAGCTATTCGTCGTAACTGGGAGCCGGACGATGACACACATCAGAAACGACAGCACTTTGTGCATTACGGCTATGTACCGGGATTTGGCTTCTACTATTTCGGTTTGATCCATTTAGTTGGAGCGTTTGCTAAGTCAGGCACTTCTCTCATCCGTCAGTTGGTCGATGCAGGCACACTAGCTAACTTGCCGGGTGGGTTTAAAGCTCGTGGCTTGCGTGTCAAAGGTGACGATACACCGATTGCTCCGGGTGAGTTTCGTGATGTGGATGTGCCAAGTGGCTCTATTAAAGACAACCTGCTGCCACTGCCATACAAAGAGCCAAGTCAGACATTGTTCTTGCTGTTCCAGAATATTATTGAAGAAGGGCGTCGCTTCGCTAATACCGCTGATCTTCAGATCAGTGACATGTCAGCACAGGCTCCAGTAGGTACTACACTGGCTATTTTGGAGCGCACACTAAAGACAATGTCGGCAGTTCAGGCTCGCGTGCACTACAGCATGAAGCAAGAACTGGGGTTACTAAAAGAAATCATCGCGGCGTACACGCCTGATGAGTACAACTACGACCCGGAAGAAGGCAATCGCAGAGCCAAGCGCAGTGACTATGACAATGTAGATGTCATACCTGTGTCCGACCCCAACGCCAGCACGATGGCGCAGAAGATTGTTCAGTACCAAGCGGTGTTTCAGTTAGCGCAAGCGTCTCCCAATCTGTACAACATGCCGCTCCTACATCGTCAGATGCTAGACGTGCTGGGTATTAAGGATGCGCAGAAGTTAGTGCCGATGGATGAGGATCAGAAACCAACCGATCCAGTGACTGAGAACCAGAACATCTTGATGGGTAAGCCTGTCAAAGCGTTCGCATATCAAGACCATCGCGCTCACATCACAGTGCATATGACAGCTATGCAAGATCCGATGATTGGTCAGTTGTTGCAAAACAATCCGATGGCGCAACAGATGCAAGCTGCGATGATGGCTCACATCAACGAGCACTTGGGTATGGAGTACCGCAAACAGATGGAGCTACAGCTTGGCTTCAACTTGCCACCTGCTAAAGATGAGTCGGGCGAACCTGTACATATGGATCCAGAAGTCGAAGCACGGTTGGCACCGATGTTGGCGCAAGCAGCGCAGGAGCTATTCCAGCAAAACTCCGCACAGGTAGCTCAGCAACAGGCACAACAGCAAGCACAAGATCCGATGGTTCAGATGCAGATGCAAGAGTTGCAGTTGAAGCAGGCTGAGCAACAGCGCAAGCAAGCTAAAGACACGGCGGACATCAAGCTTAAAGAGCAGCAACAAAAGATTGAGGCCGCACGAATCGTCGCGCAAACACAACTTGAGCGGGAAAAAATGGGGGCGAGTAGTAAAGCCGATGCTTTACGCATGATGGTTGATGCTCGTGCTTCGCGTGAGAAAGAAGCACTCAAGATGGGCGTAGATGTCCTCAAGCAAATATCTTCGCAAACACACCAACAAAACATGCAACGCGGTCAGCAAAACATACAACGCAATCAGCCTAAACCGACGAAAGGTAAGTGATGGATGCTTTTGAAATACTTATCCAACAGACGGATGAGAAGCTTGCACAACTCAAAGAACATTTGGCAGCAGGCCGAGCTACAACCTTTGACGAGTACAAATCGATTTGCGGTGAGATTCGGGGTCTGCTCATCGTAAGGGGTTACATATTAGACCTTAAGAAAAACTTGGAGGATTCGGATGACTGATTCAATTTTGCTGGCTACAGACGCCAGTAACCCGCAGGTTGTTGGGGCGTACCAGATGAACGCTACAGACGCGGAAAAGGCTACACAACTTCCCAAACCATCGGGATACAGAATCTTGTGTGCAATACCGGAGGTAGAGAAAGAGTTTGACAGTGGCATCGCTAAAGCAGACACAACTCTGCATTATGAGGAGCTACTGACTACTGTTCTCTTTGTAGTTGATCTGGGTCCTGACTGTTACAAAGATACTAACAGATTCCCAACTGGGCCTTGGTGTAAGAAGGGAGATTTTATTTTGGTGCGTCCAAATTCCGGTTCCCGGTTAGTGATTCATGGACGTGAATTTAGAATGATTAACGATGATTCCGTAGAAGGAATAGTTGAAGATCCACGCGGTATTCGCCGTAAATAACAGGAGGACGAGATGCCTGAATTTGAGAAAGAAGAGTTCCAGTTTCCTGATGAGAAACCTCAAAGTGGTAAAGAGGAACTCACTGTTGCAATGCAGCAGGAGGAAGCGCCGGAGGGCTTTGAGGTCGAGGTTGAAGACGATACCCCACCGCAGGACAGGGGCAGACAGCCGCTACCTCAGAATCTAAAAGAAGAGCTTGAGCGGGATGAACTTGACTCGTACGACGATGCGGTCAAGGAAAAGCTCAAGCAAATGAAGAAGGTGTATCACGACGAGCGCCGAGAGAAGGAAGCGGCGTTTAGAGAGCAGCAGGAAGCTATTGCTCTTGCCAAACAGTTAATGGAAGAAAACCGTCGGATCAAGACCATTCTTGACACTGGCGGGAAAGAATACGCCGCCGTTCTAAACAACGCCGCCACTCTTGAAATGGAGATGGCAAAGCGGGCGTACAAGGAAGCTTATGACAGTGGGGATTCCGATAAGTTAGTAGAAGCACAACAAGCGCTTCAGGTTGCAAACTACAGAATGTTGCAAGCCAAAAGCTTTAGGATGCCTACTTTACAAGAGGAAAATTATGCGGTACAACCGCAACCAGATCAGGTCCAACAATCTGCTCCTCGTCCGCTAAATCCTCGATTGGAAGCGTGGCAAAAGCGCAACCCTTGGTACGGGGCAGACGATGAGATGACCGCAACGGCTTTGGGCATACACGAGAAGCTCAAGAAGTCGGGCGAAGTGGAAGTTGGGTCAGACGAATATTACGCGGCATTGGACAAAACAATCCGTAGACGGTTTCCTGAATACTTCGATGTTGAGGAACCGGAGGACAAGGCGCGATCCGAGCCTGCTCGCACAAAGCCGAGCACAGTGGTAGCCCCAGCGGTTCGTAGCACAGCTTCTAACAAAATAAAGCTGAGAACGAGCCAAGTTGCGCTTGCAAAGAAGTTGGGATTAACCCCGGAACAGTACGCCCTTGAACTCAGAAAATTGGAGGCCCAAAATGCCTGAAAATAAATTAGAACGCGAATTGACATCCCGAGCAATGAGCGAGCGCCCTAAGCAGTGGACGCCACCTGAATTGCTTCCTGAGCCTGACAAACAGGCTGGGTATGCCTATCGCTGGATACGTGTATCCATGCTTGGTCAAGCTGACCCCCGTAACCTTTCGTCCAAACTTCGTGAAGGTTGGGAACCAGTCCGCATTGAAGAGCAACCTAAATTTTCACTGCTAATCGATCCCGGTAGTCGATTCAAAGACAACATCGAGATCGGTGGGTTATTGCTTTGCAAGGCTCCTGAAGAATTTGTCGACCAGCGTTCTGCGTACTACCAGAACCAAACTCAAGCTCAGACGGAAGCCGTGGACAATAACTTAATGCGTCAAAGCGATCCTAGGATGCCTCTTTTCAAAGAGAGAAAATCCTCGCATAGCTTTGGTAAAGGTAACTAAATTTTTAGGAGTT